CAGAAGTAGTTACTGCAACCCAAGCTGATGTAGCTGTATCCCAATAATGCAGATAGTCTGAACCACTAGAGGGTGCACGACAAGCTAGGATACCATCGTTGACACCGTTAGCAACACAAACGCCTAGAACTTTACCTGTGCCTGTAACTGTACCGTAGTCGTTACTAAAACCGTTGATTTTACGATAACCACCTGTAACGGATGGTTCATAATTAATTAGAGCAACTGCTGATCCTGGTTGTGTCTCACCTTGTGACAACACATCACGACTAGTGTTTAGACCGCCTTGGCAGAATACTTTGAAGGATGCTAGATTGTCTGCCATTATACCGCACTGTTAAAACTAGAAACACTTGCACGTTCAATTACTGTAGACCGTACATATAGATTATCATCTAATAGTAATCTACGCATTGCCTTAATACCACTTTGGAAGTTTTGTTGGTGAATAGCTGCACTCTGTTCATTACTACGGAATCTCATAATGTACATAACCGCACCGTCAATGATTACATGTTTAAATCTATCAGGGATTATTGTTGTATCGTTGTATACTTGTAGATCACTGGGGTATGTGAAGTACACATATTCTACTTCATATGCAGCGTTAGGTAAAGGGGTAATTCCAAATTTATTTTCTTGTGTCTGAAATACAACAACAGGAGCACCAATACCGTTTACTTGATCCCCTTCTTCATCACCAACTCTGTAGTTTTGCACGTAGTCATTGTAGTTAATTACTTTTAAATGTTTAGGACTAACACTTAGTCCACTAGTCTTTTTTAGAAAGAACGTATCCCAATCTACTGAACCCATGTTAGAAGGAAAAGAGTATGTCCCTGTTCCTGTGGTTAGTGTTTGAGTATATGTTGTTTTTAAAAAAGGCCACTCTTGACCGTCCTGCAAAATAAGACGAATGCTGTTGTTTACAGCATCCTTGGCAAGTGCCTGAACGTTACGTACACTATCAAAGCCATCACCAGCAATGTCTAGTGTGACTTCATTCAAACGTCTTAATACATCGTTAACTAAAGTAATGTACGTTGTTGCCATTTTATATCTTTCTGTGGATATGACTAAGAGGGCCACCGAAGCAGCCCCCTTGTTTTATTGTTATTAAGCTAGGTTGTAACGTGCTGTTACAAGAGCTTCTGGACGTAGAATCTTACGACCATATAGGTGCATACCACGAACGATGTCCGCAAATGAATCTGGGTCACGGTATGTTTCAGTTTTGTTGATCTGCTCTGCAGTTGCAACGGCTGAATCATGACCAGCTACGATTACACCGTAGTTAGTCGACTGTGCTGTTGTACCTGTAGTTGCAGGACCAGTACCGACTGAAGGTAGGTTGGTTGAAACGTGTACACGGAAACCATGTAGATTGTTCAATACCAAGCCATTCTGTAGACCTGATCCACCGTAGTCTGCGTTTAGAAGACGTGAATCTTCGTCACGTAGGACTTCCATCATCTCAGGCGAGATAACGACCCAACGACCCGTGCTTGGAACACTTTGTCCATCCATAAGACGAGCCATACGAGATAGCAACATCGCAGGTGAAACATAAGCTGTTGGTAGTGCTGTAGCACCTGGTAGACGAGCAGCAACTGGAATTGAGTCACCAGCAGTACCACCAGACATGTTACCAAAATCTGTGTGGTCTAGCTTGTTAGCTGCTAGAAGTTCGTCTGTACCTGCAGAAGAATTTGCTTTAGTACCGTTTACTGTAGTGTTAACACCATCAGCATTAGTATGTAGAGCAGACTGTGCATAACCAGATAGGTAACCAAGAACTTCTTGGTCATACTGGTCAGCCAAACGATAAGCTGCACGATCAGACGCCAAGCTTTGGAAATTGACATGTGAGTGTGCTTCTTCAATATCGTCAACCTTGAAAGCAAAATAGTTTGCTTGGTCTACGACTAGAGAGAAATCGTTGTCTGTCAAATCTTGTGGTGCGATTGTTGTACCACGTAGATATGCAGATACTGAAATCTCAGGTTCTTTAATGATTTTAACAGTATCGCCCATATTTGCGATTTCACCGAAATAATCATTATTAGTGATAGCGTCAGTGACAGATGCTTTGCGGAATGCAAGTTGCACCTGTTTGGAATAAATAACAGGCGAGAAATTACCGTTTGGTAAGTTTGTGTAGCCTGATGCGCTTCCGAATGCCATGATAAAACTCCTTTAGCATTAGAATACAGATGCAAAACTTTATTACTTAGTATAGAGGCTAATCGTCTATGGGTGCATATAGATCACAAAATGTAATGATCAGTTACAAAATGTGTTACATGGGCCATACGTATTAGGTAATCCGTAAAGTCATATTGTTTGCTAAGATAAATGAAAGGTATCTGTAGTAGTCATAATGAGGTACAGATACCAAACTGTACATATATAGTTATATCATAAATAACTTATATGTCAATACTTTTTATCGGGCAGAACCAGATAAATCGTAAATAAAGTTACCTGTACGAATAGCTTCCATAATATCGTCAGCATTCTTTTCGTACTCGGTAGCCGACATCTTTTGGACATCGGATTCTCGGATAGCCCCACTCATTGCGTCTGAGCTTGGCTTACTGCGTTCATTCCGTGCTCCCACAGAACGTGCAGCATCTTTTGATGAAGCAGACTTTTTACTTGTAATATTACGGTCTGCTTTATACAAATCAATTGCTCGTGCAGCAGAACGTGCATCTGCATCATTTTCATAAAGAGCATCTTGAACCCACTTAGGTTGTTCTTCTGCCCACTCATGAAAGTCATCACTGTCACGAATAGTATCAAAATCTGGATGTAGCTTTAGCAGTTCTACTTCTGCTTTCTCACGTGCTGCATTTGCTTTCATCTCGTCGATTTCACGAACACGATCTTCAAGACCTTGAGATTGTTCTTTTGCTTTTTTAATTGCAATAGTTTCAACGATAGCAGCTACATCTGGATACTTGGTTGCCCAAGCTTCAATGTCCTCATCAGACTTTGGTAGTTTAATCTCACTATTAGTTGCTTGAGTTAGTTGTGTTTCAAGAGCTTTGATACGATCTTCGTATTCTTTTTCTTTTTGTTGTTGGTGTCGGCGTAGATCACCATAACGTTTCTTAAAACTTTTTTCCTCAGCATTAGCAGGTTCAGCTTCTTGTGGTTCTTGTTCTACCTGTTCAGCTTCGCCTTTTTGTTCAGCAATAAGTTTTTCTAGTTCTTCTTCTTCTCGCTGAATACGTTCTGCATTTGAATACTTACGATTAGCAAATGCTACTTTCTTTGGTGCTTCAACTTCTGAAGCCATTACTTCCATGTTCTCTGACATTTTAGTTTCCTTACTGGGGCCACCGTAGCCTGTTGGTAGGGGGATGGGTAGGCCAGTCTAATTGGTGGATTTATTTTTTCTTCTTTTTTCGTGAAGCCAATCCACCAGACTTCAATCCTGAAATACCATACGTTTTATCTAATTCAGCACTACCTGCACGTTGTCCACTAGTTAAAGTTTCTTTTGCTTTAGATGTAGCTGCTGCAGTAGATGCCTTTTGTGATGAAGACTGCTTACCTGCAGAAGAACTAGAGGAAGATGATTTTTTGCTAACAGGTGCAAAACTTGGTTTATCATCTTTATTTGAACTACTTACTTTTGCTCGCCCACCTCTACCTGTAGTTGGTCCTGTAGAGCTACTAGTACTTGTTGGATAAGGAGCAAAGTCTTCTGGTCCTAAAGCACCACTATAAACAGGTTGAGACATTACAATCTCTTCAGGAGAAGGAATTGCATCATACGCACTTGAAGGAAGAGTACTTATTGGAGCAGGACCACTAGGTAAACCCATATCGTCATCAGTAAGACCCATATCTAATGATCTTGTTGGACGACCTCTTTTACTTGGTCCAGAACTAGTAATTGGTGTAAAGTCATCATCATCTTTTTCAATAACCTTTTTAACTTCGTCTTTATCCGTCCCAAACAAACCAGAAATCATATCACTGATACGATCTATAATGTTGCCTTTTGTTTCTGGTGGTTTAATTCCTCTTGCTTCCATTTCAGCAAGAATTTGTTTTTGTTGTAATTTTGTTGTAGCAACACCAAGTAAACCAAAAATAGGATTAATAACTCCCATACCAGTTAAAACTGTACGAGCATTTTTATTTTGGTCGAATGCTGCTAATAGTTCATCTTTATTAAGTTTACCATAATCTACAGCCTCTGGTTTAGGTAAGTTTTTAAATGGATCATCGTCACCTCCACGTACTTGTGTAGTTTCAACTGTTGTTGATTCAAGATCGTCTACCGTTCATCTACAGACTCGTCATATGGAATAAACCCATCTGGAATAGGTGTTACTGGGCTACCGTTATAAAAATAAAAGTCACGTATCTCACCAGTTTCTTTGTTAATATATTTAAGTGTAGTATACTTGTCCTGTACTTCAGGTACAAACTTAGTTTCAGTAGACGCAGTACTTACTGCAGATGTATCCGTAGTAGTAGGAGTTGCTACAGGCTGAGGCGGTAAACTACCATCGTCAAATGGTGTAGCACCTGCACTTACAAACTTAGGAACATACCCACCTGCAGGAGAAGATGTAGGAGTGGGTGGTGCTACAGAACTAGGTGGAGGTGTGTATGTTGTAGATGTTTGTTGCCCTTGATAGATAGAAGGTTGATAACCCATAATACCTGTTGCAGGTTGAATATATGTACCTTCTTGTGCATATACTACACCACCTTCAGCCATCTCACGTGGCTTGTCTTCTGGCTCACCTGCTACAATAAGTAAATCTGCAGGACCGAATGGAACATCATCGTCTAGTGTAGCTTCATCAGAGTTACCCATCTGACCCATAGCTTCCATTTTGTTTAGACCAAACTTAGCTTCATCACGAAGCTGCATAATCTTTTCTAGTCCATGATAACGAACTACATCAGCAGGTAGAACAAACTCACCTTCACTTAGCATAGCAGGAATATCATCACGCACTTCTTTTTTAGTGCTACCATTAGGAACATCGTTTCCTGATTCTTCGTCTACCATGCCACCTTCGTCTTTTAGGCCACCGTCTTCAAAGAGTTCCATTTGTTCTTCCATAGTAATTTCCTTACTGAGATTTTAATACTTCGTCACGTAATAGTTTTAGTCTACGCAACTGATAAATAGCACCTTGTGCTCTATACACCGCAACAGATTCATTTGTTTGTTCCATAACACGATGTTGTTGATTAATTACCGTATCTAAGTATTCTTCAAACTTAGACCATTGGGCTTGGTTGCTGACCAGCCCCTTGAGCTTGCTGAGGTGCTCCTTGTCCTGCATTACCACTAAATCCTTGTTCTTGTGGTGTCGGTGCTTGTCCTACACCGATAGTTCCACCACCTGCTCCTGATGTATCCATTGGGTTTGCACCCGCTGGACCACCTTGTTGAGGTTGT